TTAGTTTTCAAAATTTTCAGGTTTATAAATATTTTTCTTCAGATGTTTGTTCTGTTGTATATATTCTTCGAAATTAGCAATTATATAACTACAATATGAGTTCAAAGCTTTATATCTTACTTCTAACTCTTCATTAGATAGGCGTCCCCCAATAGTTGAAGATAGTTCTCTTCCGTGTGCAATAGCATTTCTATGTTCAGCTAATTCATTTAAAAAACTTTTAAGTTTCACGTCGTTAATGACTTCGGTTTCTATTCCAAAAATATTCCAAATGAATTCAATATTTTTATATTTTATATTTCCTGTTGGGCATGGGAAAAGTGCTTCGTCTATATTATTTATGGGAGTAATTTCATTCAACTTTATAAAAAGTTCATATCTTTTAATCCATTGTTTATTACTTGTACTACTTACAGCATTACATTCCTTATTGAGTATTAGACCAAGAAGAGAATACCTAAAGTTATTTATAGGGGTATTTTTACGATTTAATAGAATTATACATCTTTGAACTGAAGCTTGGATAACATATTCAAGTGCTCCATAAAGAAGTACAAAAAAGAGTCCTTTCAGAATTCTTTTATCGATTGATATTCCTTCGTCTTTTATTAATCTTAATATAGAATGTACTTCTGTTAATCTTCGGGTTGTTTCTTGATTAATATCTTCGAACATTATTTTTCTAAAAATTTGTCTCTGCAATAATTAATTCTTGCTAAAACTCTTTTTCGTGAGTTTGTTGCACCTGTAATATGATTTGAAAATTCTTTGTCATTTACCCAGTCATAAAATTTAGAAATATTAATATGCTTATTACTCTTATATGCTAAAGCTGCACCAACAGATACTGCCTCAAAAAGAATTATTGATGTTTGAGAACGTGTTTTAGATTTTACGATTCCATATCGTAAACCGGATAATTGTTTGAAAACTTCGTTGAAAATTTCTTCATTTTTATGATAGTCAAATCGTTTGCTGGCTTCTTGCATATAGGAATTTAAAAAATCAACAACACTATGATCGAATAACTCATAGTTATTTAGATATGCAAAAAATCTTAAAACTAATTCCTCTCTCGTTCCATCTGCCTCTGAGTTTTTTGGAAGTTTTACTATTTTTAGAAAAAAAGTGTTTTTGGATAATTTTTTTAATAAATCATTAAAGTCTCCTCGGAAAATACAACTTCTTATTTCTTGATCTGATAACTTTATTCCTCCGGTATTTAGTCTTTCGAAAAGATCGAAACGTACGCCTTTATCACTTTTGTCACTTAAGGTGGTTATTTTTATTGGTTTTAATAAAAAATCTAATTGAATAGATTTAGGAAGCTCAATAAATTGTAGTTTATTAAATGATTTGAGTTTTTTTAATCCAGTTAATTTTAAAGGTTGCTCAGTTTGAGTTTGCTTCCTTGCCATTGAATCTATTTCTGCAGCGAAGTGAATGATTGTACTTAAGCGTTGTACCCCGTCAATAACTTCCCAACTTCCATTTGCATTTGTTGCCATGAAAAGAGGAGGGATAGGTATTCCTAGAAAAATTGATTCAATTAAAGTAGATTGTCTTTCTTCGTCCCATCTGAAACGTCGTTGATATTCTGGAGCAATATCAATAATATTGTCACCTATCATTGATATTAATTCTTTTACACTCATATCATAGGTGTTAAAGTCTACTTTCCTTTTTTGTTCATTGAGTTCTATATTTATATCCATAGATTTTGCGTATTAGTATTGATCTTATATTTTTTACAAATTACTGAACCATTATTATGTTTGAAATTATCTATATATTGTACGAATAAATAGAATGCGATCCAGGTGAATAATAATATTTTTATACTAGTCGTTTTATGCCCATTCAATATAATCAAATGAGGTGGGATTTTGGATAAATTGTTGATATAATTTTGTTTGTTGATTGATATCTATTCCATTTGGGACAAATACGATACCACTCCAATTTTTTGTGTTTCGGTCATAAGAAACTGTACCAAAAATTTTGACCGATATATTCAATTGTTCTCCCAATAGGGATTTTAGTTCTTCTGTTTTCCATGCAGGGATGTAGCCTAAATGTAATCCGTTATTGTTATAGATGGCAATAGCATTTTTGTCTTGAGAGTTTTCGGGTTCATTACAAATATATCCAAAGAAAGAGCCAGAGTGTAATTTGTGATTAAAATTACGATAGGACATTCCCTTAATGCCATATTTTAGAAGGTTGTTTTGTAATTCTTTTAGCTTATTGGTTTTGATTTTAGGGCGAATCCAAAACAGGTATACCACAATGATAATTAATATGAGAGGCAGAAAATCCATGTTATCTTATCGGTTTATATACAGTATAACGCACTTTATACATCCTCCGGATCTGATCCTGCTCGGTGTGGAGGGTGAGTTTACCTCCCATTTCGTTGTCAGACCAGAGAGTTAATTCGCCATTGGCCAAGTTGTTTTCTTTAATTCGTTTCACAACGATCATGTTGTTGCCGAAGGCAATAACTACAGGGCCAGTAATATATTTCCAATCTGCCGGATCCACATATTCACAAAATACCTGTTCGCCGGTTATCAGGGTTGGGTCCATGCTGTCACCGTCAACTTCAAATACTTTTCCATTTTCGTAGTTGATACCTGGAAGCCGGGGAATGGTTAAAGTTGATAGTTCATGGATTTCAGTCTCAAATGTCTCAGCAAATGTTGCTCGAGCATGAACCGGGATGAATGGAATTTGAATCCAGTTCATATTTTGAGTATCGATATTACGAACATCGGATTGGGTAAAATTAGATTTTAGCATTTCACCTTCGCCAGTGAGTAACCAACCTGTATTTAATTCTGGAAAATGAAGTGCAATGCTCGTTATTTTGTCTGGTTGTATAGATACTCGGATATTATTTACATATCCATAAGAAAGATTGCACTGTCTTTCAAAACTTCTGACAGATATTTTTTTATAATCAATAAATGATTTAAGTCTTTCTTTTACAGTCATATAAATAGTATTCAAGGATTTTCAATGAAAAATGTTCATTAAAAATTTGTTTTCGATGAGCAAAGCTCTATATTTGTAAACAGAAATAAACCTCGCTTTTGATGTCTATTTCTGAGTTCAAATATATGAACAAAAATAAACTATCGCAAACGAAATTAACAAAATCCCCTGTTTAGGGGATAGGGAAGGAACGAATAAAAAGGAGAAAAGTTATGATTAAAACAGTGAAACAAATCGTTAATGACTATCGGGAACGCAAGTTCCGGATGTGGTGTTTAAGAATGTATCTGAGGGCTTGTGGGAACCATTACGGCGCTAAGATGCCGGTGATTTATCAATATGTGAAGGAAGGGAAAAACAGAAGGGAAAGAAGATACAGAAAAAAGTGCATAGAGATAGCCGCAGGAATTTCCTACGGCCCGATAATTTTTAGTGATAAGTCTACTCTGAGAGAGTATGTTGACTTTATTTACGATTATTTCCGGCTGAATTGCGAACCTCGAGATCTCTGATTCTGGTTACAATACTTTCAAAATTTTCTATTATCTGTTTAGGGGATAAGTAAAAGACGAATAAATAATTGAAAGCGATGGAGGAAATTAAGGTTAAAGTTGAAATCTTTTTTATAAGCCACGAAAATAAAGGGGAGAGAATAATTTTGGTGAATGGGGAAGAAATCTATCGCGATAGTCAAAAATATTGGCTACGTGGAAAGGAAAAATCAGTTTTCCGGGATTTTGAGAATTGGCTTGATGAGCTATGTTCATCCAAAGAATTTGATAATGGATGTTGCACTACTGATCAGACTCGTGAGCGTGGAGGCTTTTTCAAGATACTTTGGGCCAAGTTCTTTGGAAAGAGCTTCAAGTTCAAGTCCTAATTTATTAAGGTTGGCTTTCAGGATTTCTTCTTGAACGGCAAAACCACCTCTGTTGAAGAAATCGTGAGCCTCTGCATTGAGAGTAATATGAGCAGTTCCACCTATATATCTTTGAGCTTTAAGCAGATTGAGTTTTTCGAATTGCCGCAAAATTGCGTCGAATTCATCAAAAGGAATATTGAAATTATGACAGTGCATTTTGAGATTGATAGTGAAACGCATCCCAGAGGAAATGAATTGACCGAGTATTTCGTCTTTGATTTCAGGTGTAATCATATAAATAAAAATGTTTTCACTTCAAATTTATAGACAAATGTGAATTATCGCAAACAAAATTAATGAAATTATCTGTTTAGAGGATAGTGATGAAACAAATAAAATTGCAAAGGTTATGGAAAAATCCGAGCTAGATTATTTACATAGAGTTTATTCTAAAGGGGGGCGGGATGATTTGATCCGACTGATTTATGTCGATTTGTTCTGTGGGGCCGGTGGAACGAGTACTGGTGTAGAAACTGCCAGATATCAAAATAATCCATGTGCTCGGGTGATTGCCTGTGTGAACCACGATGCTAACGCGATTGCCAGTCATGCGGCGAATCACCCGGAGGCTCTTCATCTTACTGAGGATATTCGCAAATTGGATCTTACCCAGCTTGTAAAATACATCAATTTGATGCGTAAGAGATTTGTTAATGCTTTTGTTGTAGTTTGGGCAAGTTTAGAATGCACGAATCATTCCAAGGCAAAAGGGGGAGTAAGTCGGGATGCAGATAGCCGTACCTTGGCTGAACACCTTATCAGATATATAAAAGCGATTGATCCGGACTTCTTACAAATCGAAAATGTGATGGAATTTATGGACTGGGGTCCGCTGATTGTGAAAATAAAACGAGATTCCGGAACTGGGTATGAATATTGTCCGCTTACAATAAAAAAAGAAGGTAAGGGCAAAAATGCTACAATCAAATATCTGCCGACAATGATTCCTGACCCATTACGCAAAGGTGAATATTATAACCGCTGGGTTAACGAAGTGGAAAGTTGTGGATATGGTTTTGATTATCGAACACTGAATGCAGCAGATTATGGGGCTTATACTAGTCGGAAACGTTTCTTTGGAATTTTTGCAAAGAAACGTTTACCAATAGTATTTCCTGAACCGACACACTCCAAAGAAGCACAACATACGTTGTTTGGTCCTTTGAAGAGGTGGAAAGAGGTTAAGGAGGTATTGGATTTTAATGATGAAGGTAAAAGTATTTTTGACCGTCCTTGTCCACTTTCCCCTAATACCCTTGACCGGCATAAAGCTGGTTTAATAAAATTTGTAGCTGGGGGGAAAGAGAAATATATAAAAAAACGTGCTTTTCTGAAATTACAAACAGAAATATCCGGACATATTCCGGGCATGAAGAATGTTCAGTTTTTGTCAAAATATTTCAGTGGTCATCCGGAAAGTAAGAACATTTCTATCCTGGGACCTGCACATACAATTAAAACGAAGGATAATCACGCTCTTATTTCAGCAGACTTTCTATCATCCTATTATGGTCATGGAAACGGTGTTCGTTCAGTCAATATGCCTTGTCCGACCGTTACTACCAAGGATCGCTTCGATAAGGTTTCGTGCCATTTCTTTGATATGCAGTATGGTAATAGTCACTGTGCGTCAGTGGAAGGGCCTGCCGGAACTGTTACAAATAATCCGAAACATAGCTTGGTTACTTGTAACCGCTGGTTAATGAATACAAATTTCTCAAATATTGGTAGTACTGTTCAGGAGCCAGCCCCGGTAATAACAGCTAATAGGAAATGGCATTATTTGGTAAGTATTCAATATGTATCAAAGAGAGATTGTGTTGAAAATTGCTCTGTAAAGGAGGAGGGATATATTCCGTCATTTGTAAAAATTACTTCTCATGAAGTAATTTATGAAATTTATGAAGATGACCTTTCTGTAGTAAAGGAAATAAAGGAGATCATGGCTCTTTATGGTATTATTGATATAAAGCAAAGAATGCTGAAAATACCGGAGTTGAAAAAAATCATGGGTTTCCCGGAGAACTATGTTCTTATAGGTACGCAAGCCGACCAAAAGAAATTTATCGGGAATGCGGTGGAGGTGAATATGGCGAGAGTATTATGTGAGGCACTATGTAAGAAGTTGAAAGAGTTGGAATTATCTCCTTTGACATTAAAATTTTCTGCATGATAGCTGGAAATTTTAATGTGGCAATGAGTTTATAGAAAAGATTGTAACCAAATAAAAATTGTAGGTATATGGGGAAAGAAACAATTTGCGTAATCGACAGATCGGACCTCGTTTCCATGTTGTCCGAGCTTTATGAAGGTCGTTTTGATGGTCGGGAAGTAGACAGTCATACGGCAACTCAGATTCTTGGAATATCGAAAAGTACACTTGACCGCTGGATCGACCGGAATCTGATCAGGGTTAACAATGCGGGAGAAAAAAGAGTTGAAAGGAAATTTGATCTGGCTTATCTGTTCTCGCTGGATGTCCGGCAGATCAAGCAACAATACAGAATGCTCAATAAATGAAAAAGGAAAAGGGGGGGGAAATCACCCGAGAGAGATTACCGGAAGGAAATGATTGAAGCGGAGTATTATAATTACAACCGTATTCCCGGCTATAATCATCATACTGGCTGGGTAGACAAACGATATCCCCGCAGCCGTGACGAACGGGTAACGGAACCTTTAGATGTGAAACTAATAATTTTTGATGAATGATAAAAAATAAAGAAGACTGGCGGGATTACCTGCCACATGGAAAAAAGGCAGAATTAGCTGAAAAGTATGGTTTGAGCCGGACGGCTGTAACGAAGATTATCCGTCGGGAAGATGTTATTAACTATCCGGAACTGATTGAGGAGGCCCGGAATACAGCTTTGAGAGCAATGGATATGTGTCGGCGGCATGCTGCAGCGGTTTCCGGAAATAATGTCCATCAAGATGTTATCGCTTAGTAACCGCGAGGCAGAGATTGCCGGGCATCTTGCACTTGGAAAAACAGAGAAAGAGGTTGCCGGGGAACTTTGTGTAAGTGTGGATACTGTTCATACACATAAAAAGAGTATATACCGGAAGTTGGGAGCCAGGAGTATTGCAGATGTTACCCGGATAGTTGCAGAATATATAACCCGGAAAAACCTGACAGATTTGATCAGGAAAGAACTGATCGAGCCGAATGTTTGGAAGGTTTGTATAATGATGTTTTTCCTGTCTCTGCAAATGATTGCGACAATGAATAATATGGATCTGAGACCGGCACGGGTGAGAACCAACACCGTAAGGATTGTCAGGATCCGTAAAAACGAATAAGTATGGGAAGACCTGTTAAAAAGGGATTGGATTATTTTCCGACAGATGTTGATTTTTTTGAAAAGGAGGAAATAAAATTTTTCTCGGTTGAATGCGGGGCTTCCGGAATATGCGCTTTGATGAAATTGATGTGTAATATTTACCGGAATGGATACTATGTAGAATGGAGCAAGGATCATGAAGATTTGTTCGGGTGGGATATGCGGGGAATGGTACCCAGGGAAGAAATTCCGCATATTATAGGGGTTTGCCTGAAACGGGGAATTTTCAATGAGAAACTTTTTAAAAAATTTCACATTCTGACATCGCTGGATATCCAGGAGGTGTATTTGCAGGCTTTGGACGGTAAAAGACAAATCAGCATTATAAAAGAGTATTGGTTGACGAAAATACCGGATAAAGCAAAGTTTATAGGGATTGACGGGGAAATTACAGAGGTTGGTAGCTTGGAAAACAGGGATAAAGGGTTAGAAACCGAAGATAAAGCACGTAATGAAAAAGGGTTTATTCCACCTACGCCGGAGGAAGTCAGACAGTATTTTTCTGATAAGGGATATAGTGAAGAAGCGGCAAACAAAGCATACGATTATTATTCGGCCGGAAATTGGAAGGATAGTAAGGGTAAGCGGGTGAAAAACTGGAAGCAGAAAATGATCGCTGTGTGGTTTAAAGCGGAGAATTTAAAGACGATTGAAAATGGAAACAAAGAAGGAAGAATTGACTTTTAACATTTATGCCAAAGAAGCGGAGGCTGCTGTCCTTGGCTCGTTGATGACATTTGAAGATGCTTTGTCGGAGGTTTCTTTGATCCTGACTCCGGAGATGTTTTATGATCTTCGTCACCAATGTATTTATACTGCTATTTTAAAGACAGACAACGATGGAATTCCTGTCGATTTGGTTTCAGTTGCAGAAGCTTTAAAGAAGACGGGGAATCTGGAAAGGGCCGGGAATTATACTTATCTTTCAGAGCTGACCAATTATTCCGGTAATGTTGTCCGGGTTGCTTATTATGCACAGGTTGTGGCTCAGAAGTTTGTACAGCGTGAATTAATGAAATTTGGTAACCAGACTATTCAGGCTGCCCGGGATGAGAGATTGGATGTTGCAAATGTTATTGCTCAGACTGCTGCCAATCTTGACCGGATAAATGAGGTTATGACTGCCAATTCCCGTATTACGCATATTGATCGTATTCTGGAGAAATCTTTATCCGAAGCTTTAGAGCGCGAACAAAGCCTAAAGGAAGGCAAGGCTTTTGGTATTCCTACAGGACTTACGGAGATGGACCGGTTATTATCCGGATTTCATGGGGGTGACCTGATAATTGTAGCTGGTAGGCCTGGGTCCGGTAAAACTAGTGTCATGTTGAATTTCCTGAAAGCGGCAGCGATTGCAAAGTTTCCTGTATGTGCATTTTCTTTGGAAATGACTTCTGTAAGACTCTCTGATCGCTTGATCTTATCGGAAAGCGGTATTTCTGCACGGGATTACCGAATGGGAAAGTTCTCCCAGACTGATTATGAAAAATTGTCGAAAGCACAACATTTGCTCTCTGGATTACCGATTTTTATAGACGACCGTTCCGGGGTTACGATGCAATATATCCGGGGAATTGCCCGGATGATGCATAAACGCGGGCAGTGTAAGGTGCTGTTTATCGATTATCTCCAGTTACTGTCATCGACAGTCGATAAGAAATATAACCGGGAACAGGAAATCGCGCAGATTTCCGGACAGGCAAAAGCTTTGGCTAAAGAGTTGAATATTCCGGTTGTACTACTGTCCCAGTTGAACAGGGATTGTGAAAAAAGAACGGATAAAAAACCGGAATTGTCTGATCTTCGGGAATCCGGTGCAATTGAGCAAGATGCCGATATCGTAATGCTGGTGTACCGTCCCGAATATTATGGATTAAAAGCTATGGATGGAGAGCCGATCAAAAATGTCGGGAAACTTATTGTGGCAAAGCATAGGGACGGTCCGGTCGGGGAAGTGAAGTTTTCCTATAATGAGAGTTTAACAAAGATATATGATTTTACAGTAGGAAAAATACCGTTTTAACTAAAATGAAGTAGCTATGGAAGCAAAATTTAATTATGGAGATAAAGTTCTGATCAATGGAAATATTGTTGGGATTGTATTGTTTTCTTATAATATGTTTTCGTTGCCTCATGATCCTTGTTTTGTTTATCGGATTATAGTCGATGCACATGAGTTGTGTCATCGGGTTAATAACTATGCTCATGTAAATCAGGCGGGAAATAAGGAATTACTTGCTGAAGATTTTAAAAGTTTGTTGGTAGATACTCAGCAATTGGCAGTGATGGAAGTGTCGGAAAGGGAATTGACATTGTTTGAATATTGATTATGGAAGAGAATACACAACTATCGTTATTATTCGATGAAGTAATCCCCATTCCGGAATGCTCCGAATTAATGAAAATAACGAAATTGAAACGTCCGATTGATGTGGCGGATAGAATGGTCCAGGAGGTTCGGGTATGGCAGCAAAAACATCCGGATAGGGATGTAATGGAAATAATTACCCCTGATTGGGAAGAATATATTAAAAGCAGATTGTGAACGATTTGAATTAAAATATCATGGTAACAATAATAGTTAAAGATAATGAAACCGATCAGGAAATGATTCTTCGCGTCAGTATTGATAGCGAAGAAACTGCTACGGTTAATGTGAAGTTTAATCCTCCGCTTGACAAGAAAAAAGAATATCCTGGATTGTGGGATATTATGGCAAGTCGGGTAATGAATGTGATTAAAGAGGATTAATATTAATGGAATAGAGAAAAATAATATACTAAACTATGGAAACTAATAACATTCAAACCCGAAAAGATGAGATCCGGTTTTTTACCAATAAACCGGAGGAAATGCTAGGAAAATATCTGGCAAAACGATTATTAAGAACCTGGCAGGAAGATTTTGTCGATAATGACACCGGGGAAGTTGTTTCTATCGATCGTAATGAAATAATAGCTGATCGGGGCCAGCTTATTACCGGTGATTTGCTTGCAGTAATCCGGTTTCATTTACAGTCTGGAGATATAAGCGAAGTTGAAGTAAGTAATCAAAAGCGCGAAGGTATTTTGTCAGCATCTACTCAGATGTTTCCTTGGATGGTTACTATATGTATTGCAGGAGAAAAGAAGAAAAAATTTCTTTTATATGCTTCTTCTATAGGGATGGCTATAGAAATTGTATGTGATTATGTGGAGTTGGAATTTTCCGGGATGTTTACTTTGTTTTCGGCTAAATCATTGGAATCATGTATAATTTTAAAAGATAATCTTTTGTCTATATCAGAGTGTGAAAATATAGGCGAGGATTCAGAACAAAATGAAAGTTGTGAACCGGTGAAAAAGTTTTATCAGATTGATACAACCGTTTCTATTGTTGATGGAAGTGTTACCTCTCCCACCTTTGTTGTAGAAGCTAAAGACGTTGATCGGGCTATGGTTATTATAAACGATTTTATTTCTAAAAGGATCAGAGAAAAAGCTGATGAAGAAGTAGAGGAATTTGAGGTAAAATTAGAGACAGCGAAGATTCTTTCCTGTAATTATATCATTGAACGGGAATTTTCAATGGCTTATTCAGAAGAACTATGAAAGCAATAACCTTAATCAATCCTCGGGGAGAACGTTTAGAATTGACTAATGTTGAGTTTTATGAGCTCCAATTACAATTTGCTAATTCTAAGACGTTTGAACAGTGGAGTGAGAAAAGAAGGATATCCGGCTGGATTGGAAAAGGAGATGATATCAGGCTCAGTATTTCTGCTGTAAATAAATTCCTGCGGGAAAAAGGATACCAGATTGTTGATAACCTTCATAAATGACTTTTATGAAAATGCGTGATGTCCGGATAGTTGTTTGTCCTCGGTGCCAAGGAACCGGAACTTTAGAAATGGCAACCGGGGACGAGGATAGGTGTAAAACTATTTTCTGTCCTTTGTGTAATGGTATGAGAGTTTTGAAAAGAACGGTGACAATAGAATATAATGTTGTTAACAATGCCCACGAAAGCGAAAAAGAATATCCGTCCCTGGAACCGGAGAGGATCGGTTACGGGGAAAAAGATGGAAAACCGACCCAGAAGCCGTGAAGAATACCATTCGGCAAGATGGACCAGGGAAAGTAAAGTATTCCGGGAGAAACATCCGCTTTGTGCTATATGTTTGGAGAAAGGATTACTTGTTCCTTCGGAAGTAGTGGATCATATTATTCCTGTCGCAGTGTGTTCAGATTTCTGGGATAAAACCAATTGGCAGGCATTGTGTCGGAAATGTAATATTGAAAAAGGAAATAAAGATAAACGTCTGATCAATGGAAGATGAATTAGTGGATATTATCCGGAATGTGGAACAGGAGAAAACGGAAAAAGGATTGGCTCCGGTTCATGCCATGTTTCTTTCGGATATCATGCCGGCGGTAAAGAAATTGGTTAAAGATACCTTGAATAAACTGGTGAAGGAGAAAAAAATAAGCTGGTTCCGGACGATAAATGATGATGCATTTAAATTTACAGGTGATGAAGAATAGACCTTTGAGTGAATTGGTTATTGATTTTATAAATGATCAGGATGTGAATGAGTTAAGTAAGAAAACATATAAACTCGCAATATCCCGGTTTGTCAGATGGGTTGTATTCAGTACACTGGAATTCTGGTCCTTGAAAAAGAAGGATATTATAAATTATAAATCTGTTTTGTTACGGGAAGGCAAGTCACTTTACACGATCGACCTTTATCTGACCGTTGTACGTAAGTTATATTCCTGGTTGGATGATCAGGGTTTATATGAAAATATTGCAGTTGGTGTCCGGTCTCCCAAAAAAGATAAGAAGTTCCGAAAAGGATATTTGAAGATGGAGCAGGTCGACCTGCTTTTGAGTTCTATTGACACTTCCTTACCGATTGGGAAACGTGATTATTGTATTATATCCATGATGCTTGGAGCTGGGTTACGCCGGGTCGAAATATGCCGGATGACAATCGGTGATGTTACGAATAATTTTCAGACGACTGTGAGGTTGCAAAGAAAAGGACATAATGAAAAAGATACAGAGCTGGGGATAACAGAACGAATGTTGGGTGCAATTCATGATTATTTATTGTGCCGGAATAATTTCTCAGAAGATAGTCCCTTGTTTGTGAACCATGCCGGAGGGTATAAGGATTTACCGCTTCAACCTGCTATGGTTTCCAGGATGATTAAGCAAAGGTTTAAACAAATAGGTATTGTTGATAAACGTATGACCTGCCATAGTCTGCGACATACTGCAGCTATCCAGGCGTTAAAAGCCGGGGCAGATGTCTATGAAGTACAACAAATGCTAGGGCATTCAGATATAAAGACAACGACAATTTATTTAAGAGCTATAGAGGAGGAGACAAGGGTAAATAATAGAGCAGTAAGGATACTTGATAAAGTTTTATCTGAAAGCCTCGGAGAGGGTAAAAATAAGCTTTTAGACAGTGCTAAATATCAGTAGTGTAATAAAGATAGAATTTTATACACAACAAAAATTTAACACAAAGTTTATTGTTGATACATAAAGTTTTGGATTGATACAAAATAAAAAATTGAAATATGTGTGATGATCGGCGGTTTGGAAAGCAAAGGGGAGGGGGGAGTTAATCTCTTTTGGATATCGTCAGCGAGACCACACCCCGCCCTTCTTCACGCACATGCAAAATTGGGAGTTTTTGAAATAACAGAATTATGGGAAAAGGAAGGAAACCGATATCGAATGCTTTGAAAGTTCTGAAGGGAACGGATCAGCCTTGCCGGATGCGGGAGGAAATTTCGTATGAGAAAATAACGAAAATCCCGAAAGCTCCGGATTATATGTGTATTGCCGGTAAAAAGGTATATAAGATCACTGCTCAGCAGTTGGCAGATCAGGGAATTCTGAATGTTGTCAATATCAATGCCGTGATGATGTATGCCAATGAGATGGGAAAATATATCGAGGCAGAGAAAAAATTGTCGGAGCCTGAAAATGACCGGGTTGTGAAAGAGATCTCCGATAAAGGTGGCGTCCGGTATGTCCGTAATCCACTTGATAAGATGGCGTCTGAATATTTGGCTAATGCAAAGATGTGGGCTGTCGAACTGGGGATCACCCCGGCATCGGCTTCTAAAGTAAAAATGGGAGAAAAGAAAGAAAAAGATCCATTACAGAAATTGCTGGAGGATTTATGAAAAGGAAAAAATCTGAAATATATAAAGAGAAGGCTTTACACTATATCGATCGGGTAATGTCCGGGGAACGGATTGCCGGACGTTATGAAAAGCTGGCAGTAAAACGCCACTTGGACGATCTTCGTTTTGCAACAGAGAAAGGTTTGTATTTTGATGAAAAGGCGGCTAAGAAAGCACTGGTATTTTTTACCCTGTTGAAACATTTTAAAGGTGAATGGGCTGGAAAGGAACTGGAATTGGAGGACTGGCAGTGTTTTATTATCTGGTGCCTTTTCGGCTGGTATCGGAGCGGAGGTGTCCGGCGATTCAATTATGCCAGTATAGAGGTTGCCCGTAAAAATGGGAAGACAACTTTTGCGGCCGGGATTGCCTTATATATGATGATCTTCGACGGCGAAGCCGGAGCGGAGATCTATTCGGCAGCAGTGGATAAGGATCAGGCCAAAATCTGCTGGCAGGCGGCCAAGAAGATGGTAGAAAATAGTCCGGCATTGCAGAAATATCTGGATACTTATACCACTTCAATTGTCATGGAATCGACGGCATCGACTTTTAAACCGCTTTCCAAGGATAGCGGGAACAAGGACGGTTTGAATCCTCATTGTGCCATCTGCGACGAACGTCATGCATGGCCGACGGATGACATTTTTAATGTGATTAAATCCGGTATGGGTGCCCGGAAACAGCCGCTTATTTTTACTATTACGACAGCCGGGTTTAATATGGAATCTCCGTATTATCAATCCCGGAAAGTGATGATCGATATCCTTGAGGGAATCAAACAGCAGGAAAACGAGTTTGTTATGATTTTCTGCCCGGATAAAAAGGATGGGAAGGAATGTCCGGAGGATGACAACTGGAAAGATCCACATACCTGGGAGAAGGCAAATCCGAATATCGGTATTTCGGTAAGCTACGATTATATGGAGAGGGAATTGCAGGATGCGATCAACAAGGGAGGTACGACGGAAGTGAACTTCAAAACCAAAAACTGCAATATGTGGGTAGACGCTCCGGACGTCTGGATCCCGGATGATATTGTTACAGCCAATAGCCAGGGAATAACGGATGATGATCTGATCGGGCTGGAGTGTTATGCCGGGCTTGACCTTGCTTCCCATGTCGACATTAATGCTTTGGCTCTATTCTTTCCGGAAGTAAAAGCAGTAAAAATGTTTTTCTGGATACCGGAGGGTAAGGTAAAAGAAAAGGAGGATAAGGTGGACTATCGTCGTTGGGCCGATGAAGGATATATTAAAGTGACTCCGGGAGATGTGATTGATATCGATTTTCAGGTGGCCGATATTGCTAAGATTTGCCGGCAATATACAGTCAAGAATCTGGCATTCGATCCGGCTAAAGCTTACCACGGTACTATACAGGGATTACAGAAATCCGGTTTAGATGATATACTGGATGAGTTTGCCCAAAGCATGATGAATATGAGCGAGCCGACAAAGAAGCTGGAGGCTTTTGTTAGGGATAGGATATTGGACCTAATGAATAATCCTGTACTCCGGTGGATGTTCCGGAACGTTGTGATTTATAAGGATGCCAACGATAATATCAAGCTGGATAAGAAAAAATCTCCGAATAAAATCGACGGTGTGGTGGCGATTGTGGATGCGATCGGAGGGATGATGTCGGTTGAGGCCGATGACCAGAAAAAGATAATGTATGGGAATCATTCTCTACGAACCATAAAAATATAAACCATGGAAACAAATGAATTGACACCCAGGATCCTGAAGATGACGACCAAGACGGGGTTTGTGGAGTTGTTCTGGGAAGCCGTCAATGCGGATCAACAGCAACACACTCATGAGGAGATATATGATATACTGGAAAAGGAATATCAGCAGGTGTTTAAAAGACGCCGGTATACCTCGTTTAAGAGTTTCCGGAGACGGAGAGATCAATAAAAGTTGGAAAATGAAATTTGGAATTTTAGATAATAGCCGTATATTTGTGACATTCGACGCCAACGAATGCACTAAATATTCTTTTAAGCAACAGTCATTTTTATGGCTTTGTGTAAGCTATTGTCTTTATGATATAAGGCTATCACTCCCCGTTGGACTGTTGCAGAAATGTGATAGTGGTTCGTTGGCGCGAATGGGAGGCGGTAGCCTTTCTTTATTTACTAATTTCAAATTTCATTCAACGATGCCAACGAACCTGAAATTTGCAAATGACGCACAAGGTGTGGATAATGCACGTACTTCCCCACGAAAAAGGGAAATCCCGTCTTTAAGTTTAAAGAGACAGTTAAAGCATTTGAAAGCAATGATCCGGACGGAACGAAATAATAAGCTACGGGCTTATAGTTTTATTCTGGATAATTGTATTTTCGATTGCTACAGTCATTATTGTATGACGACACTGCCTGATTCTATCCCCGATGAATTCATTGAAATAATGGATATCATGAGCTTGAAAACAGATCCCCCTTATTAAAAAATGATGCGTTATGGAAGAGTTAATTAAAATTACAGAGTATAACGGTAAGAAAGCCGTTTCCGCGAGAGAATGACATCAATTCCTTGAAATAAGTACTCGGTTTGACATGTGGGCTAAAAGGATGAGAGAATACGGATTTAATGAAGGAACAGACTTTTGCACGATTTTGAGCGAAAGTACAGGTGGCCGTCCTTCCTTAGATTATGCTTTAACTCTTGACACAGCAAAACACTGGGCTATGATGCAACGTAATGAAAGAGGAATGCAGGCGCGACAATATTTCATCGAAGTGGAAAAACGTGTCAATCGTCCTTTATCACATGCTGAATTGCTTTTGCAACAATGTCAGATGTTGGTCGAACAGGAAAAGCGTTTGTCACAGGTAGAAGAAAAAGTGGATCGTCTTATCGAGGTGCATGAGGAAGCTGAGCGTGATCTGCATGAGTTACCAATTTCCGACAAAGAAATTCCGGAAATGTCTCTGCGTGATCAGATCCGGATGTTGGTGAACAAATACTGTAAAGTTTCCAGTTTGGGACAGCATCAGGTTTGGGATAAGGTATACACGACATTATATTACTCCTATCATATTCCGCTCCGTTCATATAAGATGCGGAAAGGGGAAAGCCTTTTGGACGTTGCTGAGCGTGTCGGTTGCCTGGATAAGATCCATGTGATCGTCTCCGGTTTGTTCAAGCGGCTCAATTTTATAGAATTCTAGCTATTAGTTAGCAGGACTCTGATCTGAAATACCGGTAACCTTATTGGTTATCCTGTCAATTCCACAAAAGGAAACGAGAGGATAACCAATATTCCCGTATCAAAAAATCAGGTTTCCGGAGAAATAACCTCGGTTTTTCTCCCGGAAATATATAGTTTACGGGGAAATAAGTACACAAAGAAAAAGGAAAAGAAATAAAAAGAAAAGAGAGTTTCGGATATGGAGTTAAGAGAAATGTTTATTTTTGTCGATAGAGAAAATAATATGATTTATTGAAGATGTCAGAAATTGAAAGTGGATTAAAAGAATATATAGAACATTTTGGTAAAGAGATAGTTAAAAATTTGGATGAACTGAATTTTTATTATAAGCATGAATTCATTTTTTTCTGCGAGTTCAGGACTATTATCTATGAAAATTTGAATTGTCTTTTATTAGGATTATATCAGGCCAGTATTTGTATGACTAATCATTTGTTGGAACGAATGCTGAAACATGCTTTAATTGATTTTGAAATGAAAGGATGTTACATTGGCAATCCAGCTTTTAATGAAAAATTAAAGGAAGGATATCGTCTATATGATAATAAGTCTCTAAATGATAATATAAGTGCAGCATGTAAGAAAGGTATTATAACAGAGGAAGAAGGAGGAAAACTGAAAGAATTAAAAAATAAATATCGTAATCCATATTCTCATGCATCTGTAAAAAAAATTATTTCTGAAAAACCTGAACTAGTGAAAGGGTGGATTGGTAAATTTCCAGTTCCTGAAGAAGACAGTAAGCCATTGAGGAATATCACAGTACCTTCTGAAATATTTTCTGAATATTACCAAGCTGATATAGCTAAAAAAGAAGCATTTCCTTATTTTAAAATTGTATTTGGAACTATGGTTGCAATTGATCAGAGATATCAAAAATATAAAGAATAAAGCCTTGCAGACGCAAGGCTTTATCATTGTCTAAAGTTGTCTGAATTATAAGGATGCTGTACTTAATTCTACACCCACTTCTTTATCGCCTTTAAAATTTTATTGGTTGTTTTTTCATCGGCAAAAGTAACTTCGGTTTTGTATAGCCTCATTTGATTCGGTAATTCCGGCATAGATCATAAATTAGTAGTAAAAAAACGTACATTTATTTGGTTGTGTACATATTTTTACTACATTTGTAGTGTAATTAAGTTCTTTGATGCTATGAGTTACAAATCAGTGAAAGAAGTTGTAACACTGCTGGTGAAATACGATTTTAAACAGGTGAGGCAGACAGGAAGTCACATGGTTTTTACTAACGGTAAACGTGTGGTTGTTGTTCCAAATCACCGGGGTGGTATTGAGAAAGGCACTTATTACAGCATCTTAAGACAGGCAGGGCTAAAGTAGCCCTGCCTTTACAACAAAAGGAGGTGAGAAATGAAAACAGTAAATGTAGTTATTGAACATGCGGAGACAAACCTGAGTGCATACGTGGAAGATGCACCTATCATTACTATTGGAGATACGATCGAAGAAATTGAGAAAAATATCAGGGAGGCTATTAATCTTTACCTGGAGACTTGTAAGGATGAGAATATTGATCCCGGAAAAGTATTTGAGGGAGAGTATGAATTAAAATTTCAGCTTGATGCTCCTACCTTCATCAATTACTATAGTAACATATTTACGAAGGCAGCCTTGAGCCGTGTGACAGGCATCAATGAACGTCAGTTGTGGAGATATGCCGCTGGCAAGAATGTTCCCCGGAAAGAACAACTTGAAAAATTCCAGAAAGGGATAAATAAACTGACAAGAGAATTACAATCCATCAGCTTTTTATAGAACTTAGTTACATTTTGAAGAGGGTATGTTCTGAAAAGGGCATACCCTCTTGTTTGGGAGCCATTCAAATTCTTTGATTTTCTTTAAATTTTCCCCGGAACTTGAAAAAATACGACATTGTCGATGCAGAAATACGACATTGTCGAATTGACAGGTGTTGCAAATCCCGTTTTCTTTGCTATATAAATTTATGGCAAATGACATTCTTACGCGAAATATGGGATAAAAAGGCAGCTAAAAGAGAGGTCGAAGTAACCACCAGGAAGGAATATGAGGAAAAGGTTTCTTCTCTCCGGAATGGTATTGATTATGGAGTGACCGTTAATAATGATGTAGCGATGCGTATTACAGCGGTATTTGCAGCGATCCGGTTACGTTCTGAGAATATTGCTTCCCTGCCGAAAAAGATTGCGAAAAATACTCTCCGGGGAGAAGAAGCGGTAAATAATCATCCTGTTAGCCGTTTGATCCGGATTAAGCCTAACCCATATATGAATATTTTCAATTTCTGGGATTGTATTAATGCCGGAATGGACGGTTGGGGAAATTCTTATGCAATCATTGAGCGGGATGCACACGGGGATCCGGTTGCCTTACATCCGGTATTGCCTTCTGAAACCAGTGTGACTGTCAAGGACCGGAAAAAATATTTTAAGGTCTATGGAAATCGGTTAGGGCTGGACGGTATTTACAGCAATGAGGAAATGTGTCATTTTATGCTGACAACCCTGAACGGACTGAAGGGCCTGAATCCAATAGAATATAATGCGATTTCTATAGCAAAGGGTGTGGCGGCGACGAAATTCGGTGCGGAATTCTATAAAAAGGGCGGCAATATCAGGGCGGTATTGGAAGCTGACGGGTCGATGTCTGATACGGAGTATAATAATTTTGTGAAGCATTTTAACGAGTCGTCCCGGAACTATGAAACCCCGCTCCTGGAATATGGAATAAAATATAAGCAAGTCGGCATTTCTCCTATTTCCGCCCAGTTATTGCAGACGGAAACTTTTTCCATTCAGGATATAGCCCGGATCTTTAATGTTCCCCCGCATATGCTGTGTGAGATGAGTCATGCGACCTTCTCTAATATCGAGCATCAGACGATTCAGTTTACCACCTTCTCTCTCCGGCCTTCCGTGAAACGGATCGAAACTGAATTAGAAGCCAAACTTTTCTTCGAAGGGGAAACGGATCAGTATAGTGTGAAGTTTGATCTGAACGGTCTGATGCGTGGTGATACGGCAGCCCGGTCGGAATGGTACCGGACCAGCATACAAAACGGTATTCACAGCCGGAATGAAATCCGGCAAATGGAGGGATATCCGCGGCTTGAGGGACTGGATGATATGCTGTATCCCTCAAATATGACAATTGTAGGACAAGAAAATCAGGATAAAAAATGAAGACGAATTTAATAGGACATGTAAGAAGGCTTGCAGAGAACGTTGAAGAAACCCGAACGATTGAGTTTGTTGCTTCGGATAATACGAGGGACGCTCACGGAACGGTGGTTCCTGTGGATAAGTGGGATCTTACCCGGTTTAATAGTAACGGAATTATCGGATATCAGCATAATGTTTATGGTGATATGTGCGGGAATGAGGATCCGGACCGGGTGATCGGAACCGGACAGGCCCGGATTGAGGACAATCAACTGATTGTTTCGATGACCTTTGAACCTGCAGAGTTGAACCCTTTGGCCGAAAAGATCTTCCGTAAGATTCTGCATGGTACTTTGAAAGCTGTTTCTGTTGGTTTTGTTCCGACCAAAGAAGGCTATTGGGGAGAAGGTGAAGAAGCGAAGAACGGATCTAATCCGACCTATTATTTTGACGGCCAGGAGTTGCTGGAGGTGTCGGTTGTGAATATTCCGTCTAACAGAAACGCTCTGAAGCGTGGATTCCGGGATAATACCGTAGATGCGATCAATTTTATTTACCGGGCTTTGGATGGCCGTTTCCGGTATTCCGAGATTGAAGATATGAAGGTCCGGGATATACTGGATTTGCTGGATGAACGGAAGGCTCCGGAAAAAACGGAAGAGGGAGAAGCCCCGGAAGTTCCGGAGGACATACCGGAAGATCGGGCGACTGATGATGCTGATGTTGTTCTGGCCGAGGCGGAATTGGCAATAGACAAATAACTATTCATTTTTAAATTGACAGATATGAGAAAAATTCATGAAATTAAAAAAGAACTCTCTACGGAGATTGAGAACTATAAGCGTTTTCGGGGAGAGGGAAAAGCAGAGGAAGCTAAAGCAGCTCTGGAAAAAGTGCGGGGACTTACCAGTGAACTGGAGGATGCACAGGCTTTGGATCGGGCAGAAAGGGCTTCGGTAGCAGATAAGTTCTCAGAGCAGGAACGGAGTGAAATAAACCGTTTTTCTTTCCAAAAATTTATTCGCGAGGCTGCAGAAGGTAAGTTGGAGGGTTTTGAATTGGAGATGGCACAGGAAGGAAGAAAGGAAGCCGGCGAATTGGGCCGGACGGTTAAGGGTGTTTGTATTCCTTATTCGGTATTGTCGGTAAAGAATGTCAGGGCTGCGGCCGGACAGAATGCCGGGACTGCTGCTGATGGAGGCAATTTGATACAAACTTCCGGGCCGACCTATATCGAAGCGTTGCGTGCTAATCTGGTGATGCAGAAGCTGGGTGCAAAATTCCTGACCGGACTGATCGGTACGCTGAGTTTTGTAAAAAATTCGAAGGTGGATATCTCCTGGGCGGGTGAAGCCGAGACTGTTGAAAACGAGAAGATTTCTTTCAGCCTTCAGGAGATGAAGCAGAAACGCCTGGTGATCACTACGGCCTTTACCAAAGATCTGCTGAATCAGACGAGTATGGATGTGGAATCCCTGATAATGAATGAGATGATACTGGCACATGCCCAAGGGATTGATGATGCGGCCCTTAACGGTGCAGGCAGTAAGGCTCCACTCGGTATTCTGAATCTGGAGGGTATCGGCGCAGTCGCTATCGGAGAAAACGGTGGTGAGATCGACTGGGCGAAGGTGGTAGCCCTGGAGACGGCAATCAGTGCAAAGGATGCGATGCTGGGGAATTTGGCTTATCTGACCAATCCAAAGGTTATCGGGGCTTTGAAAACCACTGAAAAGGCATCTGGAACGGCCAGATTCCTGATGGAAGCGGCGAATACGCTGAACGGTTATGATATTATCAGTACGACTTTGATGCCTTCGGATATTACCAAAGGTACCGGGGAGAATCTGTCTGCAATGCTGTTCGGAAACTTTGCCGATGTGATCGTGGGCCAGTGGGGCGGACTCGACATTATCGTGGATCCGTACACCCTGAAGAAATCCGCACAGGTGGAGATTACGATGAATGCCTGGCATGATGTTTTCGTGCGGCACGATGAAAGTTTCGCGGCAATCAAGGATATTAAAACGGCATAGTATGTTGGTAAAGATTAATAAACCTTTGAAAGGATACGGGTATTTTGGCGGCGAGACCGCCGAATTGCCTGATGATGTTGCTGCCAAGTTTATTAATAGCGGAGCGGCGATTATGATTCAGAAAACTGAGGGCGGGGAAGATGATAACACTTTACCGGAAGATCTGCCGATGCGTGATCTGTTGTACGAAAATGGTTATGAATCGGTGGAACAAATTCTGGATGCTAAGGAAACTCTTACCGATGTGAAAGGTATTGGTAATGTGTCTGCCTGCAGGATAATTGAATTTTGCGGAAATTATGAAGGTTGAACGGATCAGCACATCGGAAGAGCTTCCTGTAAAATTGGAACAACTGAAAGAGCATCTCCGCATTATGTCGGATGACTTCGACAGTATTCTGATTTTACACCTGAAAGCGGCAATTGCTTCGGCTGAAGAATTTACCGGTCAGGTGTTATGGCCGGGAAATTTTCGGTTGACGGGTGATTTTGATAAGGTGTTAAAGACTGGGATAATGCCGATCACAGATATTGTATCTGTCCGGCTGGATGGTGAAGAATTGGATGTAACGGAGATAGGGATATCCGGAAGCAGTCTTTATTTTCCTGAAGGGATGAAAGGAAATTCTGTAATAATTGAATTCATAGCCGGTTTTAAGGAAGTTCCTTTCGATGTTGCTGCTGCGATACTTTTAATTGCTGCCAAATTTTTTGAAAATCCTTTGGATTCTGTGGAACAATTGCCGAAGGCTTCTACAAACCTTTTAAGACCACATAAGAGATGGGGAAGATAGATTTCAGTGTAGGTGAATTTGATACCCGGGTACAATTCTATAAACAGGAGATTACCCGGACGGATGCCGGGGCCATTGTAAAAGATTTCATAAAAACGACAGAAGCTTTTGCCGGAGTTTCTTCAAAGACACTGGATGAGACTGTCGGGGGGGAACGGATCCGGGTTGTAGAAGTATTGGAACTTACGTCTTATTTATTGGTCGGTATGAATAATTCCTGGAGAGTGGAAATAGGCGGAAATATGTATGAGGTGATTTCAGTAGAGCCGGTAAAGAGAAGGTTTATGAAGGTCGTTATAAAACAGTTGTAGATGGATCAGATTCGCGTCAATGGTATAGAAGAAGCCGAACGGGTGCTGGATGAAATGATAAGGAATTATCCGAAACAAACTGTCGCTGCCGGGTTACGTGCCGCTGCAAAACCTTTTGTAAATCGGACAAAAGAAGCTGGACCTTCGCCGAAATTCAGTAAGCTGGCAGGGGTAAAGGTTTACACAAAAGGGAAGGAACCTTTAATGGCTGCCGGGCAATTCGGAGGCAGAACGAAACGGGTGTGGAAGACACTCAGCAGTTATATGTCAATGTACTATATCTCTTATTGGTTGAATCATGGGACATTGTCGAACCGGAGTGCTGCCTATCATTTTAAAAACGCCCGCAAGCCGGTTTCTGCAAATTGGAAAGGCGGTATCCGGGCAACCGATGATATAAAAAAGGCCTGGGAAGCTTCGAAAGCTCGGGTTATATCTGCTATTCCGGTAGAAATGCGGAAAGCGAGTGAACGTTTTATAAAGAGGATGCAATCTAAAACGGGGATAAAATGAAACAGGAGATCAGTACATTAATTTATGACACCTTAAAAGGAATTGTGGAAATTTATCCGGTGTTGGCTGATGTAGAAGATAGTAAAAATCTTCCGGTACCCTATGCCATTTATCAGTTGAAGGAATCGGGAAATAAGACAAAGGAAACGGTTAAGAAAGTGTATGATACCGGAATTTTTATTGTTACGGATACTTATGAGATTGCCTGGGAAATTATACATAAAGTGGAAGAGGCGATAAATCTGCTAGACCGTTCCAGTATCTGTGTTTCTGCCATTACAGGAGAAGTTAAGTATGATGGAGAGGACCGGCGTTATGTTGGTGAAATGAGTTTTACAATTAAAAAATTATAAGTTATGGGACAGAGTATTAATGGATATGACATTATTTTTCAGGCTGTAGTCGGAGAGCAAAAAAAGCTGTTTGCCGGGACGAAATCGAACAACTTTAACCTGAATCCAAAGGTTAAAGAATCTATTACCAAAGAGGATAAAGGCACCTCTAATAAGAAAATAACCGGTTATGATACTGAATTTACCGTTGACGGGGTAATGGAAATAAATGAGGCGGAAGAGAAAACAAAACGGCTCGACCGCAACGATGTGATCGATTTGGTTATGGCCGGTGATCCGATTGAATTTGTGTATGGGAATCCGGCGCCGGGTAATACCGCTTACAAAGGGAAGATGGTGATAACCGGTTATTCGGAAAGTACCGATGCGGAAGGTGAGGCCACCTATTCCCTGAATTGCTCCGGAATCACAAAGCTGACCAAAGAAGAAATTACAGGGGTGTAAAGCTATGAAAGATTTTTTGAAAATAGGTGATTCAGAATATCGGGTTGAGGCAAACTGGAATGCTATAGCCGGTTTTTGCCGGAAAAAGGGAGTTTCTGATTTGTCTCAGCTTGATGTCTTGGTACATATCGCTATAGACGATATCTTACCTCTGATGCATTGTTGTATAAAAGAAGGCGAGCGGTTGGAAAAACGTAATTTCCCGATGTCGGAATCTGAATTGGGAAGTGTTGTCAATACAGCAGTAATGGGGCAATTTATGAGAATTTATGCAAGGCAGAGCCAGATGGAGGCGGATGGAGGGAGTGGAAAAAAAAAGTAAATGAAATAGTTTCCCTGGATTATTTTCTGGGTATTGCCTTGGGGGAATTGGATATGCAGGTGATGGAGTTTTGGGAAATGCGCCTTAAGGATTTTTTTCTGAAACTTCACTACTACAATGAGAAGAAACAGCGGGAATTGGAAGTATATGCCAATCTGCTCAGAATGCAGACAGTTTCCCTGATTAATGTTCAGTTAGATAAAAAATCAAGGATTACGGATCCTAAAAAATTTTGGTTATTTCCCTGGGAGATTGAAAGTGTTCAGGAAAGTGGTGTACAGGATATCGGGAATGTAATAAAATTAAGCAAATTGCTATGAGTGTTATTTCTAAGTTAAAGGTCTGGATTGGTTCCGATACCTCTGATTTGCAGAAAGGACTAAAAAAAAGTAAAAAGGAAGTTTCTGCTTTCGGGACGGGAATAAAAAAGCTGAAGGGGATGATAGCCGGGGCTTTTGCTGTAAGTAGCATTGTGTCATTTGCTAAAGAATGCCTGGGTTTAAGTAAAGTTCAGGCAGAGGCAGAGAAAAAGTTAGGAGCGGTAATCAAGGCAACGGGGGCAGCTGCAGGCTTAACAGCCGATGAAATGAAAAAATATGCGTCGCAATTGCAGGATGTGACCAAATACGGCGATGAAGTGACTATAGATGCTATGGCCATTATGTCGACCTTTAAATCGATCAAGGGGGATGTATTTAAAGAGGCTATTGCTTCAGCTCAGGATATGGCGACGGTCTTGAATACCGATTTGAATGCAGCAGTCATGCAGATCGGTAAGGCTTTGGAATCGCCGGAAATTGGTCTGACAGCTTTGCGCCGTTCGGGTGTTTCTTTTTCCCAGGAACAGGTAAAACAAATCAAGCAACTGGTTGCCGAAGGGAAAAAGCAGGAAGCGCAGCTGATTATGTTAAAAGAACTCCAGAATGAATTTGGCGGAGCAGCCAAAGCTGCGGCTGGAGATGCCTATGGAGCTGCAACACAATTAAGTAATGCCTGGGGGGATTTGAAAGAGGTTATCGGTGCTGCTGTTACTCCTAGTGTGGAAAGTATAAATTCTCTTACAAATGCAACAAAAGAGGTCACTAATGTACTAAATGACGAGTCGATACCGACATGGCGTAAGTGGTTGGGGATGTTAAGTCCTACACTGTCACGAGCTAATAAACTTCTAGCCGAACAGAATAGAATGATACGTGAGGATAATGAGGAAATTATAAAGGGTTTAAAGCTTTCGGAATTGTCTTTGAATGATTTATTGGGAATACAGAATGTATATAAGACTTTAAATAAGGAGCGTGGTGATAATCGCTATCAGCAGACTCTTAAAGCAATTGCAGATGAGATAGATAAAAGAGCTTCAGGGATTAAAGCAGAGACAGAAGCACAAAGGAAAGCCCGTGAGGCAGCAGAAGAAAAAATAAATCTAGAAAAAAAGAAAAAGCAGGCGATTCAGGATACGATAGACATGGAGGAAAAAACTTCCGGAGCTATCGGAGAAAAAATAAAGGCTTTACAAAATCTGAAATCTGCAACCGATATAACCGATCAGGCAAGTCTGGATTATTATAACAAAGAGATAGCCCGTCTGAATTTACTTGTACAGAAAACGGACGAACTCAGCCGGAAACGGGTGCTCGATGCACAGAAAAAAATGGAAGGTGGCCCGATCAGCCAACCTGCTGTATTGTACGGGTTAGATGATGCTTTATTCGATATAAACGGTGAATTGCCGGTATTCGATGATCTGGCGCAATTGCCGGATAAATTAGAGCCTGTGCGGACCAAACTGCAGGAAATACAAAAAGACTGCATAGATGTGAGTGACGTTGTCAATGCAGCTTTTAACGATCTGGCGGTCGGGTTCGGCGAAAATATCGGTGAGCTTATAGCGGGATCCGGAGATTTGCAGGGTTTTGCCACACTCGTTGCCGGAACTTTTGCCGACATGGCCATAAATGTGGGAAAGACTGCGATATCGACGGGTATAGCCGTGAAAGGTATCCAGCTTGCATTGGAATCGCTAAATTGGGCTGCTGCCATTGCTGCCGGAGTTGCACTGGTGGCTTTGGGTACTGCTGTAAAAAGCTCTTTGGGTAAGATTGCTGATGGAGGTAATGCTTCGGGAACATTTTCCGGGAATGCTTATAGCAATGAGGTGAATATCGGGAATACAAAAGATTATTCTTCCGGGATGGATTCCGGTAAAATTAATGTAATTGTAAGTGGTGAGTTGAAAGCAAAAGGCAGTAATCTGGTTGCTGCTATTAATTCTGAAAATATACGTAAAGGATTGACGACATGAGTTACGGTTTGAAATACAGGCTGTCGTTTGACAGCGTTTCGGATACACCATACGAGATAAATATTCTGGAGGCCGGATATGACGGGCCTGTAGAAAACCGGAATCTTGGCAGTGCCCCTGTTCTGAAAATGGATGATGGCGAGGCCGTGCGGGGTACCTCTCTGGAATTGAGCATAGAAACCTGTTTTGACGGCGATCTCCGGGAGTTTTACACGACGGACAGAAAGAAGTTCCGGGTAGAGGTGTACCGTTCGGGCGTATTGTTCTGGAGCGGACACATCCTTCCGGAGCTGTATTCGGAGCCTTACATTTCCGTTCCTTTCGATGTATCCGTTACGGCCTCCGACGGTCTGGGCTTACTGAAAAATATTCCTTTCGGTCTGAGCGGCAAGCGTTCCGTGTTTGATGTCATCAAATATTGCTGTGAGCAGACGGGACTGGTGCTTAACTATGTCTTTGCATCGAAACTACTTGCTACCGGTATGAGTGGTGTGGCGAGCGTGTACACCCAGGCGTTTGTAGACTGCAATGCATTTGACGATGCGGATTGCTATGAGGCCTTGGAGAAGGTACTGATCACTTTCGGATCCTATATCAAGCAGAAGGACTGCAAATGGCATGTGCTCCGGTATACGGACCAGGATACGGATCTGATGGAATATGATCCGTCGTGTAATTTTGCGGGCGGCTTCCGGCCTGTAATGAAAACACTGGGGGCTATCGGGGATGACACTTATCCTGTCGGGCAACTGGAATCTGAGATCGTCCCGGCCAGGAAGGATTTTACTATGGAACAGCCCTACGAGCTGTATCCGAGCCTTTTGAAAGACTATTGTTTTGCGGCGGTGGGAAGCTGGATACTTTCTCCCGGAGTACGGTTTATGCGTGTGGATGAAGAGACTTACTGTGAACTGAAACCGACAAAACTTCCCGAAAAACTCGAAGCCTACGTTATGCAGTCCATATCCGTAGAAGCCTGCAACCGGCCTTTCCGGATAGAGTTTCAGTTTTCGATATGTCTGATGTCAAACCGGGAGATCGGTTCGATCGACATGAGCACCGGCCGAAGTTTCCGGCTTGAGATTTTTATCACCGATTCCGGTGGCACCAGGCATTATCTGTCGGCTGAAGGCTGGGGGACAAAAGAGACATACATTGAAGTCCGCGGAGATGTACAGAACGGCAAACTCCGTATTACGGACGGAGTCAACTATGATTATATCCCTGCGAGTTTCGAAACGTTCAGAATCAATCTGGAGCGTATTCCCTATTCCGGAGAGATGGCTTTTCGCATTATAAATCCTTATAAGTATTATACGGTTCCCGGCACGCCTGCTTTTGACGATTACAACGATATGAACATTATCTGCCTTAAGGAGTTTGTATTCACCAGCGATGTCGACGGAAATCCGGACGTGAACGTTTTGCTGAACCCGGAAGCGTCGACGTCGGCCCCTTCGCTGAAGGTGGGTTTTGTGGATGCGCCGTTTACGGAGAACGCCCGGGGCATCTTCAAAAACATACTGATGACTTCCGGAGGTTTTACGTCGGAGTGGTATTGCCGGGGAAGCGGACTGGATTCTTTTGCCAATATCGCCCTGCAGGACATGTCGAGCCGTATCGGCGTGCCTTCGTTTTGCCTGCACGGGGTGATCCATGCGACGGATTTTGATCTGTTGTCTGACAAGTATTCCGGACGGAAACTTTATCTGAAGGAGTACAGCTACGACCTGATGGAAGAGGAGATCGACTGTACGTTGTGTGAGTTGTTGCCGTTCAATGCCGGTATTGACGGAGAGATTACGCAATCGCCGAGGAGTTCGAACAAGTCCAAGACTGAAACGAGGGCATCGGGCGAGACCGAATACCGGAGCTACGGCGGGACGATCAGTACCCCCAAGATGATCCGGGAGCTTGTTTCCATGCCGGATGACCAGCTGTCGGAGGGCTGCCTCCTGGAGGTAGACGACAGGATGTCCGTATCATCGAAGAGGGTGGCAGTCGGGGGGCTTACGGATTTGTCATACAAGCGGGTGCTGCAGTCAGGTGTGTTCTGGACCAAGGAGGAGATGAATTGTACGGACGGCTATCTGGAGGTACAGGGAGAGAAAATAAAGGCCGGGGACAGTGATAAGTGGAATGCGCATGAATTTGATGATTTTTTGGATCAACCCGTCAGGAAGACAGACAGCGTACAATTCAAACAAGTAACAGCGGATAAAATAACAACTGATGAAATAATATCCGATAATTTTGTTTCAGGCCCTTTAGGGGAAGGGATGAACCTTATAAGGCGCGATAGTAGCGGCAAATCCTATCTGGAAATAGATAAGATATTCGCACGTTATAAAGCAGTATTTGCAGCACTCGAGATCAGAAAACTGACTTATGCCGGAGGAAATTATATTTTCTCTCCGGCAGGTGCAACCTGTACCATGGTTGAAGATAAAGAAGGCTTTTACCGTTGTTATTTTACTGCCGATGACGGAGAAAAAGCTGTGGAAAATCTGTTCCGCACCGATGATTTTGTGCAATGCCGGGAATCGAATATAAAATCAGGAACTTACGAAAATATCAGTAACCGGTATTATTGGCGGAGATGTATAGCAACCGGAGATGATTACATTGACCTCTCTAAATCAGATTGTGATACAGATAGTGATATCCCTGCAATCGGCGATTCCATGGTTACGATCGGAAATAAAACCGTTTCCGCCAGGCAAAATGCGATAATAATTTCTGTATATGGTGAAGGATCACCTTCCTTTATTCAGTATAAAGGGATAAATACCTTTTCCCTGGAGGGTAAAGCAAAAATTATCATTTCCCCTGACCAGAATCGGTTTACAGGTAAATTTACATTCGAAACAGGTAAAGATGCAGAAGAGTCCATCGGAGACGTGCAGAGTAATCTGGACAACCTCCAAGTAGGAGAAACCAACCTTCTTGACAATAGTAACAAGGGATGGAAGAATACTGGTTATCCAATAGCGACCATTTACTTAGGAGACTATAAACCTAAGCAGGGAGAAGAATGTACAATTGTTATTAAAGGCAAATTAGGGGCGAATAAAACAAGCTGGGGTGTTTACAATTCTGGAGGGAATGTTGTATTGGCTAGTTTTTATCCTGGTGGTCCCGATACAGATTATATTGCTTTGAAAACTTTTAAATGGACGTTAACGCCTGCTATTGATAATACATTTATTCGGATATATCCAATGCCTAATAGTGTATCTGTTGAATCTGAAATAGAGTGGGTAAAACTAGTATTAGGCAATAAAACTTCGCTATTGTGGACCCCCTCTATCAATGATCAGAGGCAGATTGCAATAGATGAAGCGGGAAAGGTTGTTGATGGGATACAGGTAGGAGGAGTAAATATATTAATCGGTAGTACAACCGGAACTGGGTGGACAGGATATACGGAACATAAAGATACAGAGTTTTCAATAAAGGACGCCTCTACGAGAGAAAGTTATATCCGTAGTGCGATGATAACAATACCTGGGAATAAAGAAATTGTTGTTTCTTTTTACGCAAAACATACAGGTCATCAAAATTATTTTGATTTTTATATTCTTCCTGCTTCTTATCCTGAAATTGATGCATTATTAACTAGTTCATATCAGTCAGGCACGGATTGGACATACAATGAATTTAAATTTACTACACCTTCGGACTGGGGAGAAGGGACACTAGTTTATTTAAGGATTGATCACAATGGTATGTCGGATGGTTCCGAATTTATTATCTCTGTAAAAGATGTACAAATTGAATATGGAAACAAAGCGACAACTTATTCTGTCCCTGAATCTGATAGAAAGGAAATAGCAAAACAGCAAGGGCTAGAAGGCGGACAGGAAGCAGTAAATGGATTACAGATCGGTTCCCAGAACCTTATATCCAAGAAAATGATGTTGAAGTGGAATGAGAAGAACAAGGATATTGCAGTTTGGGGGCAGGATGAAGATGGCATTTATTTAGCTGTAAATCAAAAATTATTATACAATTCGATAGCAGAAGGAACTGAGCAAAAAGACATTTTTAACAGCGCAATCCAATTCAAACAAAATACACAGAATGTCCTATCTTTCGAATATAAATCGGGGAGAAAAATTATTTTTCCTGTTATCAGTTTCCGTATTTGTTATACAGATGGAAGTTACGAGAATGTAAATTTAAGTGGTTCCGATACTACAAAAACACGTACTGATTACATAACAGATTCTAGCAAAACGGTTGACAGGATATCTTTAAATAATTCCATTACGAATGAAAACGTATTGATCTACAACATCTCCCTAATCGAAGGCAATAAACCCCTGCAAGGCTTTCCAGTAGCAGAAGAAGATCAGACCGGAGCAAATAATGTGAATCTGGCAGATGGGACGAAGGAATTTACGTTAGGCGTAGGATCTACGAATTATACCTATAAGGAATTATATGTATCTAAAATAAAGCCTAACACGGTATATTACGTAAATGCAGGTAATATTCAGAATTTAGTAGGTAACCCTGATAGATATTCTTTTGTACTTTATAATAAAGATGTAAGTACTGTGCTATGTCCAACATTAAATGCAGATAAGAATGGAGGTTTTTTAATCACATACAATAATTTCACTGAACAAGAAGGACGTTTATTGTGTTATGCAGGTATAGTTGGCTCCACTCTTGGTAACTCTGTAAAATTCACCGAAGTGATGCTAGTCGAAGGCTTTCTTCCCGCCCCTGTTTGGACTCCTTCTTTCTCCGAGCAGCAAGCAGAAATAAAAACGATAACGGAAACCCTGACCGAAATTAAAGCCGAAAACGGAGAAATAAGTTTAAGGATTAACGAAGTTTCTGAGAGAGTGGAAGAGGCTAAACAAGAGGCAATTGATGAAGCAAAAGAATACACAACTATTCAAACATATCGTGAAACAGAGATCGACTTAAGGGCTGAAAAGTGGGATCAGGACACATATTATCCGGTAACTATTAAACTACCAATAAATGAGACAAGGATAGAAGTTACTACGGAATTGGGTGATGCAAAACCAAAATGGTCAACACATGAATATGGTTTTTCAATGAACTGTGTATGGCGTAGTAACGGGAGTGGATGGGGGGCAAATGTTGTTAATAGAATAATTGAGGTTTTCGAATATAGATTTACCAAGGAAATACCCGATACTACCCCAGTGCAATATATACTCCCTGCCGGCAGTATTGTGCAAATAATTAGTAGTAGCGAAGAACTTATTTATCTTCGTGGAGGTGGTAGGTACCTATTTAAAATCGGGAACAATTGTGTAGCAGTAGTACACGATAGTCGTTATACGGCTCCAGATGGGTCATCTGTTGCTCCTGCTGCTTCGGTAATCAGGCCTGTTCTTACGAATGCAACAAAGGAAGAACTTAATGCTGAAATAAATATAACAAAAGGATTGATCGAAAATAAAGTATCTCTAGATGTCTATAATGAAAATGATCAATTAATAAAATCAGATATTAGCAATTTACAAGTTAGTTACAACCAAATTTCTTCTACAGTATCTAAAATTATAAATGGTACCCAAGAAATATCTGGTGTTGTAACACAAAGTAATTTCGTTACAATTTTTTCTTCAAATAAAAATGCATTAGGGCAAGAAGTTATTGAATCTATTAATGTTGGCGGAGGAGGCGTTACAATTGATGCAAGTAGGATTAATCTTAATGGAGCTATTAGTGCAAACGGGAATGTTCAGATTACAACAGATGGAAAACTTATTGCAGTTAACGGAGAGTTTACAGGAAAAATTACAGCGACAGAAGGAGAAATTGCCGGACTGAAATTAAGCAATAATGGATTGAGATCATCTGATTTCAATGCGAGTTCAAAAATAGGCTCTTGTTATGCTAAAAATGGTTTTTCTGTATATGCATCAGGATCCGGCGTACTTGCCCCTTCAACAGGTATGTTACAAGCCGGAATAATAACAGCAACAGGAGATAACGCAGAAATAATCGGATTAGAGATAATAGCCAAAAATACTTCCAGTTATGCAACTTTAGCAAAAATAACAGCATTAAAATTAAGAGCCATAGACTATGTTGATGATAGTAAAAAGATGGCTCCAACTGCGGCTTTAATAGTTGAAGAGGGAGTATCGATATTTAACGGAGATGTTGAGGTAAATGGAAAATCTACATTTAACGGTGCTGTATATTTTAAAAATGTTCAAAACGTTAATGGTAAAAAAAATTATTACTTATGCATAGATAGATCAACAGGACAATTGTATTACAGATAAATTATAAAAAACATGGAAATTAACTATTTTATTTCAGCAAAAGCAACGGCAACGGTACAGAATATAAATGTATCGCTGAGTGCAGAGTATCAAAAAGAGCAAGCACCGGAAGTTATCTCCGTAGTAGCAAACGGATACTTGGACGACGGGAAGAAATTCATGAATGCAACCCTTAAATACAATCCTAAGTCCGAGGATTTCAATTCGATTAACGGATCAAATGTTGACTTGGGTATTATTCAGGAAATTGTTCCGCTAATTACGGAATTTTATAGAAAGATTACTGAAACATTCACTAACTACTAACAAAATGAAATATAGATTCGACGCAAAAAATGTATTTGCAATTGATTTATTGGGTAATAATTATATTCAATTGCTGGAAGAGAATCAAAATAAAGGCATTCATCAACTTGTCGGAAATGCCGTGTATGTGTGCACAAACACAATTGAAATGCATGAAATTGCCAAAAAGATATTCAACGGGGAAGCGGTGGATATGAATGAAAATGAGACAGAATTATTCAAAGCCTCAATAATGGATTCAACCTGGCATGTTTTTATTAAAAACGCTATTATCTCTGCAATCAGAAACAAATAAAAAAGAGGCCGCCCTCGCGACCTCAGTATTGAATTTCCCAAGCATAACATCCCAAGTCAATTAATTACAAGTTTATAGTAATTTTTATAAAACACAAAGAAAAATTGCAAATAAATACCTGGGAATAAAGGAGAAAAATATTATTACAGATAACAAAATATGGAACAGTATATACATAAATGGTTATTATTTTCTGCAGGTGCCATAACCGCTTATATGAGTGATATAATCGGAATTGTCATACTGTTTCTTATTCTGTTCATCGCCGATTTTGTTACTGGCTGTGTGGCCAGTTTCCTGACCGGCAATAAAATCGAATCCTACCGGCTACGCTGGAGTTTTGTCAAGACATTCTGCTATTTCGGGACATTTGTCTTCACGGTCATCTCCGGTCTGTGTCTCAACAAACTGCCGTTCTTCATTAACATCATGAAGCTGGAGGTGTATGTAGCCCTCTGGATTGAAGCAGTATCCATTACCGAAAACCTGATTAAGATTTTCCCGGGAGTGGTATTTCTTGAATATATGCACTTTATGGTCAGCTCAGAATGGGTGAAGAAGATATCCGGCCTGGCAAATTTTTTAAAAGAGAAAGGAGAAAAGAAATGAAACTGAAACTCGAACGGTTATACCTGAAACCGGATTATACAATCGGAAAATTGTACATAGATGGAAAATATTTTTGTGATACACTTGAAGATCAGGTCAGGGATCTGGCAAAAGAAAGGAAGATTCCGGGACGGACTGCCATCCCTGCCGGGGTCTATGAAGTGATTGTGAATATTTCGCCCAGGTTCCGCCGGAAACTTCCACGCCTTCTGGATGTACCGGGCTTCGACGGGATTCTGATCCACCGGGGCAATACGGCTGAAGACACTTCGGGGTGTATTCTGGTGGGTGAGAATCGGGAGCGGGGCAAGGTCATCAACTCGACCCGGTATGAAGTACAGCTTACCGGAATACTCGAAAGGGCACAGGAAAAAGGGAAAATAACCATTGAAATCATACAGTCATGACAAAGTATCTGCTATTTATGATCCTTGTTTTGGCCACTTTCCTGGCAGTTTCTGTAAAGAACTGCCAGGATATCCGGACGGACCGGAACCGATTATCGGATAATCAGCGTACATTACTTGCTGATATCGAATTTTACCGGACAAAGGATAGCCTGAGTGTTGCAAGTGTGGAACGTCTGACATTGACGAACCGGGAATTCCGGAAATACGCCGGCGAACTGAAGAAAACCGTAGAGGAACTTAATCTAAAGGTAAAACATCTCCAGTCTGCCAGCCAGTCCGCTACCGAAACCAAATACCTGGTAAAAACAGAAATCCGGGACAGCATAATCATTCGACCTGGTAAAACTGATACACTTAGCTGCATCAACTATCAGGATCCTTACCTTACTTTTTCCGGCAGTATCACCGGAAAGCAATTCTCCGGACTTATCCAAAGTCGGGACACTATTATTCAGCTGATCCATCGCGTTCCACGTCGGCTTTGGTTTATCCGCTGGGGTACAAAAGCAATTCGGCAGGAAATAATAAGCCGGAATCCTTACAGCCGGATCGCTTACACGGAATATATCGAGCTGAAGAAATAATAAAACAGCGCTTTTTGCCATGGCGACAGTGAGCCGGATGAAAGAAGTCCGGATATGTCTTTTTCCGGAATGGCCAGCTTGCCGGACAGGCTTTTGACAGTTTCCCCCGTTTCCTGCATGCGCCTGATCAGCCAGCCGGGAGTAATGTCTTTAATTTCTGTTTTTTCTTCCTGTTCTGCAAAATAGCTGGTATTCTCCAGTTTGTCTATCGTATCGTTTACAGTAGCCTTTATGTATTTTTCGCATTGTTCCCTTTTGGTCCAGCCCCCGCAAAACATGATCAGCTCAATGGGCATTCCCGAGAGGTACATGTTTGTTGCTCCGGATCTTCTTGCGGTATGGCTTGTTATCGCCTCCCATTTTTCGCAGGTATATTGCTTCAGTTCCTGGCCTTCAGTCCGGTAATATACAATCTGATCCTTAATATCGGCCAGACGGCAGATTTCTTTTATGTGTTTGTTGATTTTCTGGTCTGATATTTTGTAGTTAAGGTCGAATCCGCTGTTTAAAATTTCTGCGACAATCCAGTGCATCGGAATTTCAACGGGTTCGGGTTTCCGTAGTGTCGACCCTTTTTGTGGCATGATCTTTATACATTTTCCCTGTATATTGTATTCGGATATCCGGTTAAAATCAGAGATCCTCATACAGCAGAGAGCTCCGATCAGAAATTTATTTTTTACAATATTGAGGGATTCTACTGCAGCCTGAATATTTTGTTTGCGGTGGTCTTTCCTTTGGCTCCTGATCAGGTCTTCTGTAATTTCAAGTTTATAGATACGGGTCAGTTCACTGATGTTCAGGTAGCATGTATCCGCAGTTTCTGATTCTACTTTAAACTTTTTGTATTCTGTGTTGTTGTGGAGTTTGTCAACCTCTTTCGATACTTCCATGAAACGCCGCAGATTCTTGAAAACAGCCCCTATGTAATTCCTTGAAAAATGTTTCTCTTCACCGTTTTTTACAAATGTTTTTTCTAGCAGCCACTTCCGGAATGCAGCTTCAAATTTTAAGGTGATATCTTCAAAATATAGCGTTATCCCTTTTTCTTTTTCGTATTCTTCCAGTTTATTTTTTGTTGTTGTGTAGCCGTTTGTGGTATGTTTTGACAGTCCGCAATCTTTGATATAATTTTCAATGTAGACAATCAGCTTCTGCTCTTGCCTTTTAATTTCAATTGCGTTACTGCCACTCAGGAACAGGCGGACTTTTTCACGAAATTCCGTTTTGGAGGGAACTTTAAAATTTTGCTTGTAATAAAGTATCGCATTTTTCATTGCAGTTTCCACTGCAATTAATTTGTTGTTTATTGCCGGAGCCTCGGGGGAAGCCTTGCAACGCTGATTCCGGAACATTTTTACTTTGACGGATTCTCCCGTAGGAAAATCATAACGCTGGCCAGAATAAGAGATATATCCACGGATAGTGGAAATTTCTCGTTTTGGATTATCTAATGAAAAGCAGACTTCCAT